TCATAGGTTCAAACCCTATACGTGGAGTTAAGTTTCTAAACAGCAATTTATATACAATTTCCTCATAAGGGCGAGGTTGTGGGTTCAATCCCCACCAGTACAAATGTACTGTAGCTCAATGGTAGAGCGCGTATTGTATGGAAACTGAAATGCCAGGATTCCCGAGCGGTCAAAGGGGTGACACTTAAGATGTTATGCGTAATGCTTCGTGGGTTCGAATCCCACTCCTGGTACTTACTGGAGGCGGGCCACATATGGGTGGCAATTATTAAAGTATCCATACAGCAATAACAATATCAATATTAAAGCAATAGTAATTTAAATTACGAATGCGAATACGGATACTGAAACCGAAACATTAAAATGTTTTTTTTTGGTTCTATCGTCTAGTTGGTTAGGACGCTGGATTTTGATTCCAGAAACGTGCGTTCAAATCGCGCTAGAACCTAACAATAGTAGCTCACAGCAACGTTTAATTTCAAAATTTGTATTGAAACTGCTACTAGCATCAGTTGTAGATAGTTGTAGGTGTTTATCATTCTCCGTTAGCTCAGTTGGTAGAGCGTACGACTGTTAATCGTAAGGTCACTGGTTCGACCCCAGTACGGAGAGTTTTGGAGGAGGGCATTTGGGCCTTTATTAGTATGGTGAGTATGATTTTGCCCCAATGGCGCAATTGGATAGCGCATCTGACTTCTAATCAGGAGGTTGGGGGTTCGAGTCCCCCTTGGGGTGCTCGATCAGTAAATCGAGTTTAGTTATCTAGTGGCTTACTTGCTTTACTTACTTATTTGTTTACTGTTTTTCAAATACTTTTATTGTAAAGTATTTGAAAAATGATTGTGATTTATTATGCTTTCATGCAAACTGAATTGGCGTACATTACGACGGCGACTATGCCGAGGACGAAACCAAGATGACACTGCATTTGCATGTGGCGATATACCTTCAACCAAGCATCACGTTGTTGAGGTGTTTTTAGGTGCATTACCATCCAATCTGATTTGGGGTGCAATATATAGTAAAAATAATTAAAGGTGAATGTGATGGCGGCAATTGTGCAAAGAAAGGGGATTTTTGGTATCGGTAATGTCTTGCGCTTGTTTTGCATAGCCGTTGTGTATTGGTAGTAAACAAAAGCCAATGCAACTACAAACCCTATCGCATATCCTTTTAAGTATATGTTTCTTCTCTCTAAGATGATGTTTTTATACTTGCTTTGAAGTGCTGAATTTAATGTTTGGTTGAAGTTTTTCATAAGTCCTGACTTGTCTACGCTAAACATCCTGTAAATCATGCTAACAAGGAATACTGTGGCTATCGCGCAATTTGTTTGGCAAATGTATGGCTTTCCGTCCGCAGACCCCGCAGAACCAAGCGAAAATGGTAATTTTAAATTTAAATTCATATTTGGTTGCTTATATATTTATAGTTGAGAGAATAAAGCTGGTGGGCTGGGGTGCTTTTTTTTAAGCTGATGTTATTTACTTACACATCTTGTGTAATTCATCTAACTCGCGAATTAAAACTTTCGATATTTCAGGCTCATAATATGTGTGCCCTGCTTTTACGATACACAATTTACTTTTGTTTAGTTGCTTGTGTAAATCATACGCCATCACCAAGGGGCAAATTACATCATATCTTCCATGTACGAAAATTGTAGGTATATTCTTTATTTTCTCGATGTTGTGTGGCTGCACTATCTGATTTGGCGTAAGAAAATAATCGTTTTTAATGTAATGTAAATCAATCTTTGTTAGTGTCATTGCTTGTTCTGTTGTATCTTCGTGCTTTTTTGCATCGTTTTTCTTGGGATTTAAATACATAATATCCGATCCAGTGTTTGACCAAATCCTTGCTGCTCGCTTACGTGTTTGCTTGTTTTTTGAATTCGACATTTTGTGAAGTTTTGAAATGATATATCTGCCTTTTGTTTTTGGCTTAAGATTTAAGTGTTTGTAATAACTATCCATTACCTCCGGATATAACCCCATATATGGCGCATTAAAATAACTTGTTGGGAGTGTTGAACGATCCTTTATTGAGGGACATAACGACTCTGACTTATTTAAATCAGTGAATCCACGCAATAAAAGTCCGGCTGCGCATTTGGGATGAGCTTGCGCGTATAAAACAGCTAATGCTGAACCCCAACTACCTCCTGAAACAATCCATTTGTCTACACCGACGACTAATGTGCGGATTTTTTCCATGTCAGCAATAAGATCTTGTGTTGTGTTTTTACGTGTCTCACGGAGTGGACGCGACTTTCCTGTTCCGCGCTGATCAAACAAGATGATATTGTACTTTTTGGGATTAAATATACGGCGCAAGAATGGCGTGATGTAATCGCCTGGACCACCATGCAAGTAAATTACTGGATATCCTTTCGGATTTCCTACAAGCTCCACGTTTATTTCTACGTCTATTTCACGCTTTCCTTGCGGATGTTTTTGCGTTTTTGGCACTGTTTCTCTTATTGTATCCACTTTTAACATTATCTTTTTGTACGGCTCTATCGGGGGGAATATTACATCCTCTTTACTCTCTTTGCATGGCTGATTGTCTATTATTATGTTTGATGTTGATCTTGATGTTGATCTTGATCTTGATCTTGTATGCCTTTGTTTTGTGCTCTTTCTTGTATGTTTTTTTGTTCGTTTTCGTGTTTTTGGCTTTGGCTTTGACTTTGGCTTTGGCATTGTTGATTTTGTTGTTGCTGTTTATTATAATTTAGTTAGATTTTTTTTGTTTGTGTTTGTCTTTGTTTTTGGTTTTATTCATTGTTTGAAATGTCTCGAATCTCAACTGTAATATTGCCCGAACTATCCGGCGTTGGTGATTCTGATGTTGATATCGTAAGGTTGGGTTGGGGTTGTTGGGGTTGTTGGGGTTGTTGGGTTGCTGGTGATGCTGGTGGAGTTGGAGCTGGTGTTTCTAATTCTGGATCTGTCGATTCCGGTGGAATCACTCCTGCATCTGATAATTTGCGAAACTCTTGCTGCTGCTGCTTTGCTAATTCAAGAAACTTTGATGGAGGTAAAGGCGGATGACGACGCTCTAATTCTTCTTTTGTTTCTGGCGTTAAACCTGTCTTTATATCTAATAATCCATCTAAATGCGCCCTGTTTCTCAATTGCTGCTGCTGGGTTAACGCATCCTGCTGTTCTCTAAATTGCGAATCACGACCCCGATCAAACAAATCATCCGCTATTTGTGTTGTATGCTGCTGCTGTTGATGAGTACGCAACACCGTTTCTACACTCTGTTCCATCTGTCTTGCTAACTGTTCTGCAAGCTGCTGCTGTTGGAGCTCAGGATCACGCTCTGAACTCTGTTTATCCTCTAATTCTGCCAAACGCTGCATTAAAGCCATCTCTGTCATACTAGATTCGCCTTTGTCTTTGCCCTGATTTAAAGGATCGTCTTCATCAGGCGGCAATACACCAAGTGCTATATATTTCTTTTTACGTACTAGTTGTTCATGCTTTTCATCCTCAATTGTACGTGTGCATATCTCAACCGGACGAATATCATTGATTTCAGGACGCCAGAAATTGCGACATCTATGGCAATCGCAATTTGCCTTGTGCGTGCACTCTTGCTCAGTGCTGGGCTTGCTGCCTGATTCTTCGCTTTCATCGTCGGCTTCTCTATCACCATCCATGATTGCTCTAATTGTTTCTGGCGTTGCTTCTTCATTGATTGGTTTAAGTTTGGGTGCCTTACTTGCACGTTTGCCTTTACCTTTGCCTTTGCCGGTGTTTTTGGAGTTTTTAGGACTGTCTTTGTCAGCCTTGTTGCAAATAATATTGCAACATTTCACACACGATTTGCCTCCACATCGACCAAATAAACCGCCCCAGAAACCGGTCCAACAACCATGCATCATGTTTTCACAACGAGCACACTTGGATTCTATTACAAATTCGTCCTTACCATCACGGCATTTGCGATTTCCACCAAATTTGTCGGAAAACTCGCTGAGGATTTTCTTTGGAATAACAGGCGACGACTCAATGAAATTGTCGAATGCTTCCTGCTTTGTTTTCAAGAAAAATGAACCGTCCTCTGTGCGATACTCTTTTATTTGATGAAGCTCGGTTTCAATACTTCTTGCGAATTTTGAATAATTTATATGCGCCTGCCTGTGCGCTTCCACTAATTCAGACACTTTTAAGAATTGATAAATTGTTGTTATAATGCCAGCCGTGATATTGATTGTTCCAATCACGAGCGGGACCATTTTTTTATTTGGATTGTCATCTGGAATCGATGACTGAGCAAAATTGGCTATGCCAGTTAAATTTGATAAGATAATTACAGGGATTGAAAACCAGAAATTTTGCCAACGATACTTGAAATAAGCCCGTTGATGCATCCATGAATAAGCTTTCGCAACTTCGGCCCATTTCCTGAGTATTATCTCTTGTTCGTTAGTCCATTTCTTATCCACTTTTCCCTTCTGATTGTTATCTTTATTTTTCTTTTTATCTTTATCCTTGTTTGGTTCTATCTTATTTCCGCTTTCATCGTAAACCGATATTGATGAGGCTGCGGAACCCTCTGTTGGAGACGGCGACGAACCATCTCTTGAACGCGATCTTGGTGTTCCATCTGCGTTTGAGTCTGAACCACTTGAAGATGGTCTTGCTCTTTGACGCAAACTTGATTGTGATGATGGTGTTGTTTTTGGAGAAGCCATTTTTAAAGTATTTAATATAGAATAAATATATTAAATATTTACTTAGTCAGACACATTAAATAAATTAGAAAAAATATTTATGAAATCAAGGAAAAGATTTGTGGAAAACAGAATGTAATCTGCCTGACCTTCACGACATATTTTTGACGCCTGCATCGCTACTCTTGTATCATAGGAAACAAAAAAGGTAAACAAGATGATCACAAAGTAGGAAAGACCTTTCTGCTCTGGCGATGACATTGGCAATCCTATGATGCCGAAGATTAAACGCGCTACTATAACGCCGAATAAACCAATCATCAACGGGAATATCCACCAAGATTTAATGAGAGAAGGAAGCAAGACTGCAACAGCGGTTGCTGATCCTATAATCGAAAAGAAAATTGTTGTTAATTGTGCTAAAGCATCAGGATTTGTCCGTTGAATACGTTCTGTTAGGGGAATTAAGAAGACCGAGAAGGTTGTTAGCCATAAAAGCGCCATAATATGTTTCTGCAATGGTTTGTATGCTGGTAAAACCATTGTTCTGTAGAGGAGGTAGAGAGAAAAGAAGAATAGGATCACTAAATTTAATGGAGATAACAACAACATCGCAGATTTTGAAGTTTTAGAAGATTCGGGCGTGTTTGATTGATTTGCGGCTGAGGATTTGTTTGTTTTTACATAGTCTATTAAATAAAGACTGCATGCGACGACCCAAACCGTCATGAATGCGACATATGCGTAAGTATTGAAAATAAATCTATTACAGGTTGGTTTGCCGTTTTTGAATGCGCTTGCTAAAATTAGAAGTGCTACTGCAAGTACTAATCCTGAGAATAGAACCTTTTTGTCAAGCGATTGAAGCATTTATTGTGTGATTTCTATATTATAGTGCGGTAAAAAAACTTTATTTGCTGGGCTTATTATTATTCGATTTGAATATTTAATATTTAGTATGTATATATGGATTTGGATTTTTTTGGGTTTGGTAAAAAAGAAACTCTAGTAGAGTGCCAAAAAAAATGCGAAAAAAAGCATTCTAAACAGGAGACTCCTGAGAATTTATCTGGTAATAACACGAATGCTGAAAATAAGAGTGGAACTGGGTTCGGTGGAATATTTGGTGCTCCTCCTGCTACTGGTCCTGCTCCTGCCACTGCTCCTGCTCCTGCTGCTGTTGGGGGTGGTCGCAGAAGAAAAACAACACGCCGCAGAAGTGTTGGCGGTGGTGCTTGCCGCAGACGTGTAGTACGCAAAGACTGCTCTCCGCTTGTGAAAAAATCAAAACGTGGATCAAGAAAATCTAGAAGAAACAGCAAGAGCAGAACTGGGTCTGGCTCACGCAGACGCCGCATGCGCAGACGTTCGACACGTGGTCGTAAACAACGTGGTGGTGGCTCGCTACGACACACTGTAAAACGTCGCTGAGGAGGAGCGCCCAGGCAACCAACACTTCAAGGGGGTAAAGAACGACTAACATACGGCGGTATGCGTGCGATCTTTGGTGGTGGAAGCTGAGGCGGAAACAAGTCTCATCATAATAACGATGAGAGTCAAAAATCCAAAGTTGAAAGCTTTTTTGGATTTAACTAACTAACTAATTAAATAAGTTGTTTGAATTCTACGCTGAATGACGAAGATTGTGTAAAGTTTGTAAGTGTTTCTTACAATACAATCTTACTGAAAATGCGGAGGAGTGAGTGTTTTTATTAATACCATATTGGTATTAATAAAAATTATTATAAAGGTAAAGGTAAGTGATTAAAATTTTGGATTTTCAGCAACCCATTTCTGTTTCCATTCTTCAAAATTTGCTTCTGGTCCCCACCACTCGTCTTTCTTTGGAAATCTTCCATATTTTTCTAACATTTCTTTTTTGGATAATCCTCCTCTATGTGCCTTATTTCGCGCTCTTGAAAATTTATGTTCCCACGTACCTCTATAAGCATAGTCTTTCTTTGGCATTTATATAAATATATAAAAATTTTATTGTATTTGTACAAATTTTAGTTTTGCAACTTGGAATTCATAAAGTATAGTATAAATGAAAATGCAGCAACATACCAACACCAATATGAACCGTTATAATTCTTTGTTTTATTTATTTTATCCACTGTCATATTTAACTTTATTAGTACCCATGGCGCAAAATAATATACAAATATAACTAACCAAAATAGTTTATTTTCTAAGAATATAAATATTGAAATTAGTAATGATAATACTATTACATAATGATAATGATCAGGAAAATCCCACACTAAATGTTTACTAATTTTATCAGGATAAGATAAAAACTTATATGTTTTATTTTTTTTATTCATATGAAAAATTATATTATAAATACCAAATAAGACAAGTATTACTGAAGCTAAAAATAATATTTTATAATAAGGATTATTTGTATATTTCTTATATGCCTTATCAAGAGACATACCGATTATTATTGCTAATGGATGTAAATATAATAATATAGATGCCAATATTGAACCTATTTTGTTTAAATAAATTTTATTTGTATCAATACCTAACCATATTAAAAATTCAAATAATTGCATAGACCCGTATGACATAATAAAAAAAGTTAAAAATTTATCGTTCTTTAAATCTCGTTTATATAACGCGTATGATACGACACATATAATAACAAACGAAAATAGTGAAACTTCTTTGTTCCAACACATTTATATAATAGTTATAAAAATATTTAAAACTGTCGTGTTTTTACTATTAATGCTAGCTATAACTAACTTTTGGAAATATAACAACTTAGTTTCGAAAAATATTCAAAAGTATGACAAAGTTGTTAATCAAATTAACTGTGAAAAGGTGTGGAAATGTTCACAACAAAATATAATTAATAATTATCAGGAGAATATTAATTGCAATCATCTTGAAATAGGTCCTGGTACAGGACTCTTTCTTAAAAAAGAAAACTTAAACACACAATTAGAAAAATTAACGCTTGTTGATATTAACACCAAGATATTAAACTACTCAAAAAAAGAATTAGAAAAGGAATATTCACATGTTAATGCTCTTGTTTACGACTTATTTTCATACGAAATTCCATCAAATATTGTGTTTAACTCGGTGGGGATTAATTACGTACTACACTGTATACCCGGTAATTTACAAACAAAGTTAGACAAATTAATTTCTAATCTCGGCAACAACAAATACAATTTATTTGGAGCGTCTGTTATTTGCGATCCACTACATATGAACCCTATTGCTGAATACGAACTTATGTTTCTTAACTCATTTGGTATATTTAATAACAACAATGACACATATGAAGAACTTAACGATTATCTTTGCAGTAAAAATTATAATTTTTCATTGAAAAAAAAAGGTTATGTCGCTATATTTAATGTCCATATAGACAATTGTTAATGTTAATGTTAATGTTATTTATTTGCATTTGTTTTTAATCTTAACATGCGTTCATGCGAGCTGTTTCTATTTCTTTCAAATGTTTCTTTATTTCCACCAATATTCACCAAGCTACTTTGATGAATAATAATTTTATTATTCAAAATTCGACTGTAATATCTATTTAATGTTGATTTCCTTTGCTGACTTGAAAAATATGCATACCCTTTTCTTGAAGATTTTACACTATCACTATCAACAACATACATATTCATACGGTTTGCCACAATAAATGTTTCTAATAAACCTCCTGTCAGCGAATTTGTATTCCATGTGATCCCTGCAGTCCAAATACTTGAATTATAATTCATTGCACCAATGTCCTCTGTTAACTTATCAACACCATTGCCCGGTGAAAACTGTAAAGCGGCGCTATTGTTATGTGTGCTTAATCCACTAATATAGTTTAAAGCAGTTGTTGTTTGCGTGTCTGCAGCACCGACAATATTTCCATCGTTTATTGGACGAAAATCTCGACCTGAAAGTGAATTTATTACTGTTTCCATGTCTGTTGGAGAATAATTATTACCGTCGTACATATTCACTGATAAATCAACAAGACTTGTACGCTGTCCAGATATTCTTTCAGCAAGATTATTCATTACAATAGAATCAAAATTTATAGGTATTGGGTCTCCATTACTATCTTTTCCCTGTGTATTAAGTACCATTATGTCGTTTTTTCCTTGTACGAAACTATTGAAAACCGTATTATTGTAGACGAAATGACCACCAACTGATATGCCGCCACTTAATTCACCTCCTTTTACCATAATACCACCCTCACAATTCCATACAACATTATGATGAATATAACCTGTATGCCCAGCACCTTCTCCGTCAAATCTAATGCCGTATTTTATGGAATCATGACACCAATTAAATCTAATTTTTACATTTGTTTGCTGCGCTACCATAACATGAATCATGGCACCATCACTTTGTAAATATCCGGACTGTGATAAATTATTGT